ATACTTTAGGGAAATCAGTAAGAATTGTAAAAAACTATTTAAAAAATGAACAAGAAAAAACTTGAAATAATAGAAAACTGTATAGAAACTTATAATGCTATAGAGTATTTTGAAAATGTTAGAATGAACTTATTAGAAAAAGATAAATACTATATTAAACATCTTATTAAGCACATAAAATATTTAGAAAATGAAAGAGAAAAACAAAGGACTTGGTGATACCATAGCAAAGATTACAAAGGCTACAGGAATAGATAAAGTAGCTAAGGCGGTGTTAGGAGATGACTGTGGCTGTGAAGAAAGAAGAAAACAGCTTAATCAAATATTTCCAAACTTTCGTAATATAAGACAATTCACAGAAGATGAGATCAAGATTTATGATGAAGTAGTACCTGCTGTAGATAAAAAAGGAATGTTAACTCCTGCTGAAAGAGGAATAGTATCAGCTTTATATAAAGGAGTATTTGGTGTAAATCCACAATGGAAAAGCTGTAGCCCTTGTAATAAACAAATAATGACAAATCTTAAAAAGGTTTACGAAAAGTCTTGTAAAGTATGAAAAAGAATGTATGGCGATTTAGCCCAAATAAAAAGAAGCATCACGGCAGACACAAAAAAAGCAAGTCCTCTTTTAATAAGAGTAGTAAAAACTATGTAAAGAAATATAAAGGACAAGGTAGATGAGAAACCATACTAAAGTATATATGACATTCTTTTACTTAGATGAAAGCGATTATATTGCTTGTGAAATGTGCGGAAGTCCAGGACAAGACATCCATCATATTCAAGCTAGAAAATTAGGAGGCTCAAAATGTATGGACTTTGTAGAGAACTTAATTTGCCTTTGCAGAGATTGTCATAATAGAGCAGAGAGTGATAAACAATTTAACATCTATTGTAGAATACAACATTTAGAAAACATTAAAAAATACTTATATGAAAATTACATTGATAGAGATAAACAGTCTTAATCCTGCTGAGTACAATCCAAGACAGATTAGTAATAAGCAACACGAAGATTTAAAAGCATCTATGGAGAAGTTCGGTTGTGTAGACCCTATTATAATAAACATCAATCCTGATAGGCAGAATGTAGTAGTAGGTGGACATCAAAGGCTCAGAATACTAAGAGATTTAGGAGCTGAGAAAGTGCCTACAGTAAGTGTAAACCTAAGCCAAGAAGATGAAAGAGAATTAAATGTAAGGCTAAATAAAAATGGTGGAGAATGGGATATGGATTTGCTAAGTAATTTTGATGTAGTAGATTTAAAGGAATGGGGGTTTAAAGACATAGAGCTTGGATTCAATATAGACAAAATAGATGAAGATAAGCCAATAACAATAACAGTAAAAGAAGATGATGCAGTATTAGCTAATGAATTATATGAAGATTTAAAAGGCAAGGGATATAAAGTAACTATAAAATAAATTTAATAAAATGAGCAAAAAAGAACACATAAAGAAAAAAATGTTAATAGAGAGTTTAGAGAACTCATTAGGAATAGTATCTACAGCTTGTAGTAAAGCAAATATAAGTAGAAGTAGTTTCTATAAATGGTATAAAGAAGATGAAGAATTTAGAAAGAAAGTAGATGAGATAGATAGCGTTAAATTAGACTTTGTTGAAAGTCAACTATTTAAGAATATACAAAACCTAAAGGAAAAGAGTATTATATTCTATCTACAACATAAAGGGCATAAAAGAGGGTATATACAAAAGCAAAATATAAACCTTACTTCTAACGAAGAAAAAATAAATAAGATAGAAATTGAGATCGTTAAACCTACAGGGAACAGTAGTTCTACAGAAGAATCTTAATGCGACCACTAGAATCGTTGTAAATCAAGGGGGTACTAGAAGTAGTAAGACTTATTCTTTAGCACAGTTAATAATCCTTAAAGCTCTACAGGAACAGGGTAAGGTATATACAATATGTAGGAAAACACTACCTGCTTTGAAAGGTACTGCATATAGAGATTTCTTTAATATCTTAGAAGAACATAATTTATATAATCCTGATAACCATAATAAATCAGAACTAACTTATAAGCTAAACAACAATGAGATAGAGTTCATTAGCGTTGATATGCCTCAGAAAATTAGAGGTAGGAAAAGGCATATACTATGGCTTAATGAGGCTAATGAGTTTAGATTTGAGGATTGGATTCAGCTCAGTTTAAGAACTACAGAGAATATATATTTAGACTTTAACCCATCTGATCCTTATAGTTGGATTTATGATAATGTAATGAATAGAGAAGATTGTACCTTTATTAAATCAACATATTTAGATAATCCTTTTTTACCTGATGAAACAATAAAAGAGATAGAAAGACTTAGGGAGTTAGATAGTAACTATTGGAAGATATACGGACTTGGGGATATGGCTCAACCTACAGAAACTATATTCAGGCAATTTGAGATAGCTAATAATGTACCTACTGAAGCTCAGTTAGTTGCAATAGGAATGGACTTTGGATATAGTAATGATCCTACAGCAATAGCAGAAGTATATAAATTAAATGATGATTTGTATATTAATGAACTAATATATAGTAAAGGATTAACAAACCAAGATATAGCACAGAAGCTAAGAGAACTAAATATAACAAGACAAACAGAAATAATAGCAGATAGTGCAGAGCCTAAATCAATAGAAGAACTACATAGACAAAACTTTAATATCAAAGGAGCTAAGAAAGGAGCAGACTCTATTAATATGGGTATAGATGTTTTAAGGCGTTTTAAACTACATATAACTAAGAATAGTACAAACACATTAAACGAATTTAAATACTATAAATGGCTTACGGATAAGAATGGACATATAGTAAATAAACCTGCTACTAACCAAAAGGATCACATTATAGATGCTGTTAGATATGTTGCTTTAAATAAGCTAATGACTAACTATAGTGGACAATATTACATATTATAAACGATTATTAACTAAATATATATACTATTAAAATGGGAAAAGAAAAAGTAAGCATTGAAATACCCACTACTTGGAATGACATAAGTATCAAGATGTATAACAAGTTTGAAAGGTTAAAGAAAAGGAAAAAAAAGTTAGGGGAGCAAGAGTTTAATATACAAGTGATTTGTATTATTTGCGATATTGAAAGAGAGATGTTGGAAAGAATGGAGGTTAAGGATATAAACAAAATAGCTAAAGAGTTAAGATTCTTAATGTCATCACTACCAAACACAGATCGGCTACAAAAGAAAGTAGAATGGAATGGAAAGAAGTATGGATTTATTCCTAACCTTAGTGAGATAACAATGGGAGAGTATATTGATATTGAAGAATATTGTAAGGAAGCTCATAAGAACATACATAAGATAATGAGCATATTATATCGCCCTATTGAAAAAGAGAGTAGTACAAGATATAAGATAGAGCCTTATAGCCCAAGTGAAGAAATAGAGGAATCCTTTTTAGAATTCCCAATACTTCCCTCAATGTCAGCATTGAGTTTTTTTTTTCGTTTAGGGAAAAAACTACCAATCGCTTCAGTCAGATATTTACGGAGGGAGAGGCAAAGATTGAGGGCAAAACGCTAGAGGGCAAATGGGGTTGGTATAATGTTGTATTTGCTTTAGCAAATAATGATATATTAAAAATAAAGAAAGTAACAGAATTAGAGTTTTATTTAGTATTAACCTACTTATGTTACCAACAAGATAAAGAAAGTGTAAAGAATAATAATTATGGTAACATTAAAAAACATAATAGATGATTTTAGCAATATAGCTACTAATCATTATTTAATAAACTCCTTTCATTCAGGATTCTTAGATGAAGTAGATATAAACAAATTAGATCAGGCTGACTTTCCAATACTTTACTGTGAGCCAGGTACAGCTACTATTGATATGGGAGTATTAACATACTCATTTACGATTTTTGTTTTAGATGTGCTTAAAGAAGATTTAACAAACAGAAATGCAGTATGGACTAATACGCTACAAACAACACAAGATGTAGTTGCTGAATTTAGACAGAACTTAGCTTTACAAACATCAGGTGGAGATAGTGGTAAGAAGTTTAGCTATGTACCTGATGAAGCTGTTTTAGAGCTACCAATAAGTACAGAGCCATTTACTGCAAGATTTGCTAATATTCTTACAGGTTGGAGTACATCAATGTCAATACAAGTAAACAACGCTAATAACCTCTGTAATGCTCCTATAGAGCC